TGGAAGAGTGGCGTGAACAGCACCAAGCATGGTCTGACTCAATTCACCCTCATCCTCCACAAATCGTTCAGAACTTCGGTTCCGAACACCAATAACTTCCTCCAAGAAGCGCTAAGCCTCTTATCCCCAATCCGGATAAGAGGCTTAGTTGTTACTGTGCGTGATAGGATGATGCCTCATCCAACGATGAATCTACACGTTATTTACACGGTGGAAGTGACGCTGAAAAGGAAGGAGTCGTGGACGTTCATCTGGCACCCGTGCGTTCGGACGGTGTACGTACGCGTCATGCAGCCACAATAACGTGTGGGTTCATCAGACCTCTAAGGAGTAGTCAGTGTCTGATGAAGTCACAGTGCGTACACGCTTGTACGCCATTGCCCTAGAACGCCAGTTACGGCAGGGCACAGTTCATTCCTACGAAACTCTTCTTACCCGTATGGGTTTGATTGAGTCAGTCAATCCTTCACCTGATGAGGTGTTGGAAGCCATTTGGGCCATTGATAACCCCAACACCCGGCGCGCAGCTGTCATCGCATGCCGTTCAATCCTTGGGTTGAAAATCAAGATTCCCAAGTCAATCCCTCGTCGCTACAACCTTCCTGATGAAGACACGTTGCGTCTTGCACTTATGACGAGTCCTCATGAGGCAAGGGGGCTGTTGATGATGTACGCCGGTCTTCGGATTGGTGAAGCCTGTGCAACTCGTCCTGAGGACTTGAATGGCGACAAGTTAACTGTTGCAAGACAGGTCACTCAGCATCACAAGAAGGGACAGCCCACTGTCACCCGTATTGGTCCTGTGAAGGCCACAGAGGGTGCAATCACTGTTCCTGAACTCCTGGTGCCCTACGTCAACAGTCTTGGTGAGTTTGCCAAGCCTGACTCTGTTAGGGAATCCCTGAGGCGTGCAGGCCAGAAGGTCGGTATCAGCCTCAATCCGCACATGCTGAGGCACTGGTATGCAACTACGTTGCTGGAACGGGGTGTGCCTCTGAGTCTTGTGTCTAAGCAGATGAGGCATTCGGACGTTGCAGTCACTCTGAGGTCTTACAGCGAACACAAGGACTCTGACATCCACCGTGCCTTTGGAGGTGGCCTGTGAGGCTTCAGAGGGCTTACGAGGTGGACGAGGGCGAGTTTGTGTCTGTGATGGGTGCTTGGTACGAGGTCAGGCGCATCGTGCCCACTCTTCACACCCCGGCAAAACTGGCGTTCACCTTCGAAAACAACCGGACCATCATCTACAACCCCGATGACCTGGTGCTGATTCTGGACCTGTAAACTGGCGTAGCCCTGTAATTGTTTGCCAGGGTAGAACCCCTCTGGATGTACCCCCTTCCAGAGGGGTTCGTCATGTCTAGGAACAATGCCTAGCTAGACAGCCAGAAACGTCAAACTTTTTTCCGTACGCTTTACCGTAAGTGCGGGTATTGGTCAAGCGACCGTTTCAGAAATGTGTTACAATTAAGAAGTAAGGTTGTCACACAGCAGAAAGGCTGATACCAAACACCAGAGTTTGATGGTTTCACCTCCATCACTAACCCTCCCAGTATTGTGACTACCGGGAGGGTATTTCTTTTGAACCAGCTAAGACCTGGTTGTGTCGGACGATTAAGAGTCGCCACCTGAAATAACGGTGTCCAAGTCACATGGATAACCCGACGCAAGAGTAGTAAGCAGGGGCCATCTGCTAACCAAGGGCTGTGACGGTGGGAATCCTGCCAGTGTGTCAATGTCCGCTGGCTTGAATGGTTTTCTTACTCCCCGTTCTTCTTCCAACCCACCGTATCCGCAGTAGTGCAAACAAAGAAGAATCCCTGTGCAGTCAAGGCAGGGCCATAGAGGGCAGCTTGCGTGTGACCTGGAGGCAGCTGCCGCGACATTGACGAAACACTCGCAGGCAAGGTAACAACCCCAGCTTTCCTGGCTGGCTTACCTTGGGGAACGCTATGGGGGGATTAGAACTCTGTCTTAAATAAGAAAGGAACAAGACATGTACCTAGAAGAAGATGACTACTACCTAGAGGATGAACCTACAGAACAAGACATCCTTGAGTACCTCAAGATGAGGGAAGAGGATGGATGGATTTAAGTACAGGAATGCCGACCAACGGGAGGCCACGAGGCGTAGCCGAGTGCGCGGGTTTTCCCTGTGAGGGAAAGGAGGACAGATGGAATGTGAAGTAGAAGGCTGCGAACGACCCAGCCAGAAGAGGTCACCCTTGTGCAATACACACAAGATGTACAAGAAGCTAGGCAAAGAACTGAAGCCACTGAGGAATAACGGCATGACGGGTAAGAAGAGGACCATCTACCCCAAAGATGCACAATGCAAGATGGCCGGCTGTTCAGGAAAGCCATACGGTCATTGGCTTTGCCAGACCCACTACGGACAGGAGTACGCCAACAAGAACTACAAGAAAAAGGAGGAATTGCTTATGGACCAACCACAGTGGTCAAAGGTCTGCTGGAAGTGCCAAACAGCTAAGACCTGGGACAAGTTCATCAGGGCTGAAGACATCCCTCACACCATCTGCCTTGAGTGCTTCAGGAAGATGCAGAAGGGTGAAGACACCAAGAAGAAGACCTACGACGTTCAGGCAGCCCTTGCAGAAATCCGAAAGCTTGCAACAGGTTTGCACGAGGCTACCTAGAATGGATATATGACTTGGACGGTCTAGCAGTTACTCATTATTACTCCGTTGCAGAAGCCCTGACGACAGTTCCCTCCTTTGAACGGTCAGGGCTTTTGTGTGCCCAAAAGTCTTAACATAATCGTTACATAAAAACCCTTGAAAATAGGCAAAAACTCAGAAATCAGAATGCATTCTTTGATATACTTAGAGTGTTGGTGGAAATACCACCAAACACCTAACAGAAACGGAATGATTATGAGTGAAGTACGAAGTCCAACCAGCCCAGAAGTGGGCACTAGATGAAGATGCAGACCACAAGGAGTGGTACCTAAGTCCTGACCGCATTGCACAGGCCATGGAAATTGGCTACAAGCGTGCAGCGGAAAACGAGGACACACCAGATAAGCGCGGGTACGACAAAAGCGACAGCACCAAGCCACACAGCAACCCAGACAATGACGCACTGGGTGTGGCATTCGAAATCGCAGTGACAGAGGCCCTGGGATTTGACCCAGATGACGCCAGCGTAATCACGCTATTCAAGAACAAGCCGTATGGCCCAGATACCCCAGACATCAAGGGAATCTACGAGTGCCGCCGCTTGAACCGTTGGGAAAGCGGAATCACCTACTACGGCAAGGACATTGCCAACGATGCCCTCGTGATTGCAGGGATTGTTGACCATGACTGCGACCCAGCGAACCACCAAATCCGGATTACTGGACGAGTCACCTTGCTTGGCTGGAACTACCCAGCCCTAGACCAGGCGCACAACTGGCGTAGGTACACAAAGAACGGTGGCCTTATCTGGCCTTCCCACATGCGTCCCTTGAAGGACATGCCACTTCTTGCCGGGGCTAAGTGGGCAGAAATGGCGGTAGCAGCATGAAGAAGTCCGAACTAATCCAGTTCGTAGACATCATCTGCTACGGACTCCCCATGCAAGACCTTGAACGATTCGAAGAGCTAGGGGAACTCTTCACAGGACCAGAGGAAGACTGGCACGAAAACTTGGAGGAGTACGAATGAAGCTAACGCGGGAGGCAGTACAGGAAATCAAGGCTGCACAGGGAATGTACCGGGCAGCTGACGTAGCAAGGGCATACGAGGTGCACAGAAGCACTGTGACGCGTATCTGGGGTGGTGAGGTACACCAGGAGGTCAATGCCTCTGTAGAACCACCAAACGTCATCAGCAGGAATCGTCCAGCAGAACTAGCAGACGACATCCGCTTGCTACTTGATAGAGGCAACAGCGTTGACGAGGTTGCAGCAAAGCTAGGAGTCAGCCGTAGAAGCGTCTACGCCTACAGAGGTGTGTTCGTATGACATGGCTTATCTACATCGGAATTGGCATTGGCGGGTTCCTCTGGATTGATGCCCTGCTGAAAATCGCGGGTTTGCTGAAGGAAATCTACACAGACAACAAGTTCAGAAAGGAGGTAGCAGCATGGAAGGCTGGACGGTAATCAAGTACGGAAACCAGAAGCAGGCTGGGCCGGCTGGTGCAATTGAAGCAGTAGCCAAGTCCCTTGAGGAAAAGAACATCCCATACGTCATTGAAGACTTCGTGACAAAGACCGTGGTTAAGCGCAAGAGTCGCAAGACGGTCAACAACCTTGAACTAGAGGTGCGCAGTGAAGACCTCTAACAACATCGTCTGGTACTGCGACCAAGACCTATGGGCAAGTACCGAAACAACCACATGCAAGGAATGTGGGAAGGACATGAAGAACATTGGTTGGTTCGAAGGAATCGACACTATCAACTTGGAGGAAGTACAGAATGACTGATGGACAGTGGGACTGGGACAACATCTTGGCAGTAGGCCCAGCATGGATTGAAAAGATTGATGGCGGATGGCGTGTGTCCCTTGCCGTGCACGGAAACAAGATTCCAACGGAGGAAAAGCCACACTTCGTCATGGAAACCAAGGAAGACCTTTGGAAGGTAACCGGGGTTTCCCAGGGAGGTGAAGATAAGTGAAGGCAGAAGAGTATGAGGCAGCTGTAGACGCACTGCTAAAGGCATTCGACCTAGACCCAACATCAACCATTGAAGTGAAGGTCCAGCCTCACAAGGTAACTGCACTGGTTCTTGACCTGAGTGGATTGAAGAAGGGCACGCGTCCTGTCACCAAGGATGTAGTCATTGGACGTGATGACGCTATGGCTGAGGACTTGGCTAAGTTCAACAACGCTGACCCAACTGCGGTCGCAGCAGCACTAGCCCTATATGACAAGGCAACTAAGGGACCAACAGTTACGCACGTCAAGAAGAAGTAAGGGTGCACTCAAAGCGGGGTGGGGGTAACAGCCCACCCCAACAAACCCAGGCACATAAAGCCGGGGGTATATGAAAGGAGGTATGCCATGTGGCAGAAGGTAGTAGTAGAGGTAGTGAGTGGAATGAACTAAGACTCAGAGTCCTACGACGTGATGCATACACCTGTGTGTATTGCGGTAGGGAAGCAACAGAAGCTGACCACGTAATCCCTAAGGACAAGGGAGGACAGGACACCATGACCAACCTCGTTGCATCATGCAAGACATGCAACGCAAGCAAAGGAAACAGATTGAACGTCAGGACGAACTGGTTTGACTCAGATTGGCTTGATTCGTTGTAAAACTCAGCAAAACAACCCCAGTGCCCTCCAGAAGACGACGGTTCTTTTGAGGGCACCCAGCAGCACCCCGCCCCAGTTTTCATTTTCACAAAACGGGGTCAAAAACTTTCGAAAGGACCAGCATTTGGCTGGATAGGACCACATGACGACAGATACGACACCAACGGCAGTAGGTGCCAATACGGAGGTTTCAACCTCACCCCAGGCCCAGGAGGTCAAGACCTTCACAGAGGCCACAAACACGTTCCTAGAGGCCTTGCCAGCCCTTGGAAAGGCACAGCGACCACTTGTGACCCTGCTTCAGCACCTGGCCGTGCAGCTGGACACAAATGGAGTCAGCAACGCCCAGCTGGTCAACCAGTACCGGCTAACACTCAAGGCACTTCAGGAAGGGACTCCCCCAGAATCCGGGGTTGATGAAGATGAAGCCTTCTTGAATGGCGAGTGACGTTCACAGACCAGCGTTACGTTCCCAAGCTTTACACCAAGCCACTGACTGAAGACTTCTTGTCTGATGGTCCGTGGCTACGTGAGTTTTGCAGCCGCTACATCAAGTACTTTGACGGCAAGCCGTTCCAGCTGGACGACTGGCAGGCTGACCTCATTGACCACATCCTTGAACGCTACCCACTGGATTGGCCGGTAGAAAAGCTACGGGGTCAGCTGAGGTACACAGAGGTACTGGTCTACATCGCACGCCAGAACGGCAAGTCCGTCATTGGTGCTGTGTTGGGCTTGTGGGGAATGTTCAGGCATCACGCGCCATACGTCATTGGTCTTGCTTCCACTCGTGACCAGGCGCAAATCATCTTCAATCGCGTCAAGGCAATCATTGATGCAGAACCCCAGCTGCTGAAGCGACTAGCCACAACTCACACGCGAGGAATCACCAGAACAGACAAGCCAGGACGTTACGAGGTCAAGCCGGCCAAACCAGATGCCCTCAATGGAATTCCAGTCACCTTGTGTCTGTTCGATGAGGTCCACCTCTGTGACGAGGAAATGTGGTCACAGATGGTCCTTGGTACCTCTGCCCAGACAGACGCAATGGTGTTCGGCATCACGACAGCTGGTGACGACACCTCAGGACTACTCAAGAACTTGCTGGACAGGGCACAGACAGCCGTAGGAAGCCCTGACAGCCGCTTTGGTGCCTTCCTGTGGTACGCGGACGAGGGCTGCCGCCTGGACGACGTAGAGGCCCTTCTAGACGCCAACCCAGCTGTTGCCAGCGGACGCCTGGACCTGGACCAGGAACTAGCGCGGGTTCTTGCTATGCCTGAGGACCATGCACGCCGGTACAGGTTCAACCAATTCCAGAACGGTGACGCTGACCAGTGGTTGTCAATGGAGTTGTGGCGAAAGGGTGCAGGCTTCAAGGTCCCTCTTGACGCTGAACGCATCGTCTTTGCCATCAACCGTTCACCATCCTGGGAATACGCGAGTATCACGGCTACGGCAAAGGTGGACGGGTTCTACTACACACAGATGGTTGCCAGCATGCGGAAGGCAAACCTTGAGTGGCTACTTGAGGTCTGTAAGACGCTGTACAACCGTCATCGTCCACACGCATTTGTCATGGACGGGTACCAGCTGGGTGACCTCGCAGACGAATTGCGGAACAACGGCATGCCGGTTGAACTCATCAGAGGGGTTAAGGACAGGGCTAACGCCTGTGAAACTACCTACGCCTTGATTGCCACAGGACAGGTACGGCACAACGACGATGCCGTGTTGACCCAGCAGATGCCTCTAGCAGTCAAGAAGAACTTGCAAGACGGATGGGTCATCAAGTCCGGGGGTTCTATTGGCATTGATGCAGTAATGGCAACCGTCTACGGACTATACGCGGCAGACAAGTACCAGGAGGTTCCTCTACAGCTGTTCGTGTAATGCAACAGTTTTGCACTGATGCCGGATAATTAAATACAGAATGACAGACTCACAGAAAGGATTCCTACGCAGACTAGGTTCCTACTTCGGTATTGGTTCATCTGAACCCCAGGTAGTTCGCAGCGAGTTGCCAATTTTGGCATCCCCGAACTACCCAATTAGTGCTGTCAACCTCAGCCCAACTGCCTCTGACGCTGTTAGCCCAGACCGTGCAGTTGGGCTTGCACCTGTCTACAGGGCTATCAACGTCCTCAGCACAGCTGGAAGCCAGCTATCTATGGGTGTTTGGAAGGACGGAAAGGAAATCGTCTGGACTGACCAGACGTACCCAAAGTTCATTGACCAGCCAAACCTAGACATCAGCCTGTCAGCCTTCCTGGAACAGAACATCATTTCACTTGCCGTAGCGGGTAATAGCTACTGGCTTCTTGAGGGCAAGACGAGTCCACGTGCAAAGCACAGCAACATCGTCATTCTGAACCCTCACGAAACGTACATCACGTATGAAAACGGAAAGAAGTTCTACAACGAGGGTGGCAAGAAGTACCCAGAGTGGATGATTGTCCACCTTCAGCACACCCGCCTACCTGGCTATGACAAGGGCGTTGGCCCAATCCAGGTTGCGCAAAATGAATTGCGCGGTGCACTCGATGTCCGCAACTACGCGGATAACTGGTTCCGTGAGGGTGGAGTTCCTAGCGGTGTCTTGAAGACAGACCAGGACATTAGCCCAGCTGATGCAGCCCGATACAAGGAAGCTTGGGACACCCAGCAGGCCACAAATGGCCGGGGTGCTGTGGTTCTTGGTCGAAACCTTTCCTACATGCCTACGTACCTGTCACCTAAGGACGCACAGTTCCTAGAGTCACGACAGTTTGACCGTACGCAGATTGCAATGCTGTTCGGAATCCCAGCTACCTACATGTTGGCCGGGGTTGAAGGAAACAGCATGACCTACACCAACCTTGAAATGGTTGATACCGCCTTCGTCAAGTACACGTTGATGAAGTACCTACGCGAAATCGAAGAGGCATTCACAAGCCTCACGGTGCGTGGACAGGTTGTCCGATTCAAGGTCGATGTCTTGCAGCGTGCGGACATCAGGACTCGCTACGAGTCTTACTCCACAGCTATTTCTTCTGGCTGGTTGACACAGAACGAGGTCAGGGAAATTGAGGGACTACAGCCGCTAACAAAGTCCCAGCTTGAAGCACTCAAGCCAACCCAGCCGGCTAATCCAATTAAGGACGGTACAGATGCATGACTCAGGTCATTACCAGAAGCGTTGAAGTCCGTTCTGTTGACCTTGAGGAACGCACCATTACCGGACTTGCCGTCCCATACGGACAAGTCGTTGACATCCCAGCTGAAGGCATCAAGGAGTCATTTGTCCGGGGTGTCTTTGAGGGGTCCACAGACGTAAAGCTTTTCAACGAACACAGGGAAATCATCGGTCTAGTCACCAAGGGTGCAGACACTGACGCTGGCTACGAAATCACAGCCAGGATTTCCAACACTCGTGCAGGCAACGACGTTTACGAGTTGCTGAAGGACGAGGCACTAAAGAACTTTTCCGTTGGGTTCATTCCGGTCAAGGACCGTAACGAAGACGGAGTTGTAGTCCGAACACAGGCACTACTAAAGGAGGTTTCCGTTGTCGCCTTCCCAGCGTACGACGGTGCACGAATTTCCCAGGTTCGCCGTGGGGAAGAAATTAATTCAAAGGAGGACAACATGTCCGAGGATATTAAGGAGGTTCTATCCCGAGTAGCGAACCTAGAGTCTGCTAACGAGGAACTAGAACGACGACTTGCCGTAGCTGGCGAGTCCAACACAAAGGACGAGGCACCTAAGTTCCGTACTGCTGGTGAATTCGTCAAGGCCCTTGCTGATGGAAAGTCAGAGGCTAAGGACGAGGCTGCAAAGCTTGACCGTGTTTACGGCGGTTCTGTTATTGCAAACTCCCACGCAGCCAACGACTGGAAGACTGACCTTCTAACCATCGTTCAGCAGGAACGAAACATCATCAACCTCTTCAACCGTGCCCCATTGGGTGCAAGCGGTATGAACGTTGAGTACGCCAAGATTAACGCCGTTACCGGTGCTGTTGCAGAACAGGCACTTGAAGGTGACACCCTTAGTCTTTTGAAGGTCACTACAACCAGTGCTACCGCACCTGTAAAGACCTACGGTGTCTACTCTGACCTTTCACGTCAGGTTGTAGAACGTTCTGACATTCCATTCCTACAGTTGACACTTGAGGCACAGGCACAGTCCTGGGCAAAGGTCACGAATGATGTCGTACGTGCAGCCGTCGTTGCTGCTACACCACAGACTGGTGCATCCCTAACTCTTGCTACGGCAAAGGGTAAGGACTGGATGTCAGCTGTCATGGATGGTGTCAAGAAGATTAAGCAGAACGCCCAGGGCGCAAAGGCTGAGTTCATCCTTGTTTCATGGGATGTATGGCTTCAGATTGCAACCCTTGCTGACACAACCGACCGTCCATTGTTCAACATCAATGGCGATGGTTCTAACACGCTGGGTACTGCAAATGGTGCTACTGGCGTTGTTGGTCGAATTCTTGACTTGCCAGTTGCCGTTGACTACGACCTTGCTGCAAAGACTATGTACATTGCATCAAGCCGTGCAGTAACGACATTTGAGGCATCTGGGGTTCCATTCCGTCTTGACGACGAAAGCCCATTGACCCTTACCAAGGTCTACTCAATCTACGGATACATGGCCGTTGGCGTACGTAATGCACTTGCACTCGTAAAGCCAACTATTGCCTGACGTAGGGAGGTGACGACGGTGGTCACTCTTGCACAGGCAAAGCAGTACGTAGACAAGGACGGTAAGACCGGTAAGGACGATGACTACATTCAGGAATGCCTGGATGAGGCAACGGCTTTGGTTGAGGCGTTCATCGGTAGCGCAACTGTTCCAGATGTGGCAAAGGACCGTGCGGTTCTAGAAACCCTTTCTGAGTTGTACCACCGTCGTAACGCACCAAATGGTTTGTCACAGTTTGCCGGCTATGACGGACAGGCAGTTCGGGTAGCCCGTGACCCTATGGTCGGGGCTTACCCAATTTTGGGCCGATTCATGGTGATTGGCCTATGACCTGGACGCTTACCGCAGTACGTGAACAAGTATCGGAAACTCTGGCAGCTGGTGGCATTGATTGTGTCGCCTACCTGCCAGAAAGCCCGAATCCACCAGTTGTCTTGATTGGCGCTGGTGACCCCTGGGTCCAGGAAGTAGAGGACCCATCCATTGAGGAATACGGACGGAATACAACGCCAGCGGCGACCGTCCGACTTGAACTCACGCTGATTGCCGGATTGGGCAGCAGCGAAAGCATGCAAATCACACTTGACGAACTCGCAAGCATGGTCTGGGTTCTACTCAGACCAGATTGGACGATGGAAACACTAAGCCAGCCTTTCCAGCTGGATGTAGCCAATGCCCTCTACCTCGCAAGCAAGGTCAGTGTGACAGCACAAATTGACCTTAAGGAGGTTTAAGGAATGGCTATTACCCACGCTAAGTACAAGGGTGCCAAGTTGAGTCTGAAGATTGGCGCTACTGAGTACAACATGGACCTAACCAAGGCAGTCATCACCAATGAGGCAGCTGACGACTCAGACGCATCTTTTGCTGACCTATCCAACGGTGGTGCACTCAACTGGAACCTTGAAATTGAGGCTTTCAGCGACTACGGAACTGGTTCCCTTTGGTCCTACATCTGGGACAACGCTGGTGACACTGGTGTCGCCTACTTGCTTGTTCCATATGGAAACACAACGGCTTCTGCTTCTGACCCACACTGGTCAGGAACGCTGAAGGTCGGTCCTAAGCCAGGAAACATCGGTGGAACCGCCAACGAAACATTCAAGTTTGAGTACACATTCGAACTTGAGGGCGAACCAACCAAGGTGACTTCCTAATGGCTAGCGGCGTGCACTTTAAAGGACTGCGTGAAACAGTCCGGTCCCTTGAAAAGCTTGGTGTGCAGGTCAGTGACCTCAAGGCTGCATTCAAGAAGATTGGCAACTTGGTTGCCACGGACGCTAAGAGTCGTGCGCCGAAGAAGTCTGGTGCCTTGGCAGCCACCATCAAGCCAAGCAACACCAAGAACAAGTCCGTAATCCGTGCAGGTTCGGCGCGGGTTCCCTATGCGGGAGTAATCCACTACGGCGGATACAACAACATCGAACCACACCCTTACCTGACAAACGCTGTTGACGCTAAGCAAAAGGAAGCCGTCAAGGTGATGGAAGAGGAACTAGACAAGCTAATCAGGTCACTTGGCTTGGACTAAATATGAATTCTTGGAGGAAACAAGCATGAACGTAGATATCAACAGCCTCACTCTTGGTGAGGTAGCAGCGGTGGAGTCCCTATCCGGCTTGGCTATTGACCAGCTGGGGGAAGCTGGCGTGCCTAAGGGACGCCTCTACGCCGCAATCATCTTCGTACTCAACAAGCGCGCGAACCCTGACTACACGTTTGACGACGCAATGAATCTAGACATGGCAGCACTTACTGACATGTTCCAGACAGACGACGAAGACGACCCAAAAGACAACTCCTGATGGACCAGGCGGAACAGCTTGCCTTCTTGGTAGTGGCATTCCGCCTGCAACCATCAGAAGTCCGGAACCTCACCGGTTATGAGGTAGATGCCCTAATCGAAGCTGGCCGTAAGGCCGAAATCATCAAGTAAGGAGGAAGTACCTAGGGCAGTACACATGCAGTGGCAAACACTATTTCCGTCAACATCGTTGGTGATGTTAAGGACATCAGGAACAGCCTCAAGTCAGTTGATGACCAACTGTCAGGCTTTGGTAAGTCCATCGGCAAGGTCGGTGGTCTTCTTAAGGGTGCATTCGCTGTAGCAGCTGGTTCTGCCCTCGTAGGACAGCTGGGCAGCATGGTCACGGCAGCATCCGATTTGAACGAAACTGTGTCTAAGGCACAGACAGTCTTTGGTTCATCCTTTGGGTCAATCAACGCATTTGCCAAGGATGCAGCCAAGAACCTTGGTCTTTCAAGCCAGGAAGCACTAGCCGGCGCTGCACAGTTCGGAAACCTCTTCGACCAAATCGGTATTGGCAAGAAGGCAGCTGCCGACATGTCCAAGGGCTTCCTTCAGATGTCTGCTGACCTTGGTTCATTCAACAATGCTGACCCTTCAAAGGTCATGGAAGCATTCCAGTCAGCAACTCGTGGCGAGTTCGATTCACTACAGCAGTTCATCCCAACCATCAACGCAGCCACCTTGCAGACAGAGGCTTTGCGCCTCACTCACAAGAAGAGTGCTGACCAGCTGACAGAGGCTGACAAGGCCAATGCCCTCTACAGCTTGTCCGTAAAGGGCATGGGTAAGGCACAGGGTGACTTCCAGAAGACTTCTGGTGGTCTTGCTAACCAGCAGCGCATCTTGTCTGCACGGTTCAAGGACCTCCAGGCGAACATCGGTCAGAAGCTTCTACCAATTGCCTTGAAGGTAGTCAGCTTCTTCAACAGCCAGTTTGGTCCGTCATCCCAGAAGCTTGGTGATGTCACCAAGAGGATTGGCGACATCTTCACTCAGAACGTGTTGCCGGTACTCAAGGACTTTGGCACCTTCCTAACGGGAACGGTCGTTCCAGCCCTAGGCGCATTGGCCGGGTTTATCCAGAAGAACTCAGACTTCTTCGTACCGTTTGCAGCAACCATTGTGGTCATCGTCGCAGCCATGAAGCTGTGGGCTATCGCACAGGCAGCACTCAACTTGGTCATGAGTCTTAACCCAATTGGACTCGTGGTAATCGCCATTGCTGCACTTGTGGCAGGAA